ATTCACAATCCGGACAATAATATAGGCCTTCTATGCCTACATCACGCTCCTCTGGTTGTAGTTCTAAATCTTCTTCGCAAACTGGGCAAAATCTACTAGACATTAGTAGACTCCTAATTCGGTTTGTTTCTGGACAATATAGTTATCTATGTCCGCGTCGTCCTCTAATCCTACACGTAAAGCTTCTTCGTAGAGGTTTTCTATAAATTCCTCAGTATATGGGTTACTCATGTTTTATGCTCCTCAATTTTTGCCCAGTATGAACCTATGTTGCACTAGTTGCAATGATTTTTTTCATTTTATTGCCATGCGCTACGTAGGCGACTACTGGCACTGATTTATCCCAACACGCTCTACACTTTCCGCACTTACCATTGTTAGTATACGCTGGACATTTGTGGTGTTTTGTTACCATGTCCTCTGGGACTATAGTACTAGTCGTCATGCCTTTAATTGTTACACCTAACACGGAGTCGCTAGACTTTCTAACTACTACGTTGTCTAGAGATTCCATAGCATCTAATACACTAGTAAACTTTTTAAATTTGTACATTCTAGTAGGTAGCCAATGCTTTACCCATGGAGTCAATCGCATAATCTCTAGAATTTTTTCTGCTAACTGTAGTGAGTACATGTCACCACTATCGAACCATCTAAAATAGCGGTCCGTGTCTAGTTCGTCCACCATGTCACTAACCCAGTTATCACGCTGCCAATCTTCTTTATTATACTGTCTAGGTTTTTTGACGTTAGGCATATGATACATTCCGGTAGTCGCATAGCATCCTTTACACGCTGGCACTAGCTCTCCGTTACTGTCCTTAGATGCTGGACATGTTACTAGTGCCTCTAATGACCATGAACGACATGGCATTTTTGAAGTTTTTGAAAGTTTAATCATTCTCTACTCTGTTAGTTAATAGTTACACTATAGCACACTATTGCTAATGCGCTATGGGTTTAACTACTGTTATGCGTCTCTATTCATATAATCGTCATAATCGAATATATTGCCAATCTTAACAGAATATAGTTGGAATTCATCCTTTTCTGATAGTTCATTAACTAAAGCATCTAAAGCTTCTTTAGTTGGTTCTATTCTTTCTGCCCAAATGTCCGTTACGTTATCCACCATCCATCTACCAGTAACTATAACACACAGACAATTAAATCTAGAGTCAGTGTTGTCTACTATATTCTGTTCTAAATCTGTGTATCCGTCGCTTAATATTATGGTCATGTTATCTGCCTCCATTAGTTAATGTCTACACGCTAGCACACTGGTTAACAATGCGCTAGGTTTAAACATTAGGCTAGTTCTATCATTTTAAAACACTCGACTAGGCTAGTGCACTCCATGTCTCTGTCTCCTAAATTCTCCCATTTAACAAACCATTGATTTTTGTTAGTACCTGCCTCTGTTCCTCCAAAAATCTCAAATGGTTTACCAAATGCTAGCCCTCTGAAAAAACAACCATCCTTTTCTATTGTTTCTATTCTGTCTACAAAACATACAGGTTTATTGTTAACCCATAACACGTTTCCTACATCCTTTTCTATTATTAACTTAGCTGTGTTCATTGTTCGCTCCGTGTTCGTTAATGTTGCTTATTATGGACTACTGTTAACTACTGTCAACTATTTATTACTATCTTTTATGGCTGCTATATTGACTCTCACATGTCTACTTTTATTTACACTTGTTTGCATGTAATTCCTCTGCAATAATCGTGCCAACATTATGTTATGCAAAAAGTGTGCCAAAGTTTTCTCTAGTTTTCTCATGTAATCTCTTGACAAACACTTGCAAATATGAGCAAGCTAGAGTTGGCCTGAATTTTGCACCATGCAATTTCTATGCCAGAATTATTTTTGACACCGGGGGAGGGCTATGGTATTCTCTATATTTAATAGTACCCTCTAACATACAAAAAAAGCCAAAAGTCAAACAAAAGTAAACACTTGTAAACCTTTGATCTATAACATCTTTTTAATTGTAACAATTTGTAACAAAAAGGACTTGACATTAACACTAGATTATGGTTGACATTTGCTTAAAAATATGGTAAAATAATAAAGTATTCTTTAGCTACAAAGGTAAAATACAATGAACGAAGAAGTACAAATTAAAAAACCTAGAGGTAGACCTCCTAAAGCTAAAGTTAATCAAAAGAAGGTAGGTCACAGAAAAGCCTTAGGTAGACCAAAGGGTGATGCTGCTATTATTAACGAATACAAAGCTAGAATGTTAGCTTCCCCTAAGTCTAAGAAAGTAATGGACACTATTTTTAATGCTGCATTAGACGATGAACATAAAAATCAATCAGCAGCATGGAAACTAATTATGGACAGGATGTTACCTGTTAGTTACTTTGAAAAGGAAGCTACCGGGGGGCGGTCAGCAGTTTCCATAACAATCTCAAGTTTAGGAGGCGCGGAGACTACCATAACCCAAGAGAAGGATGTTATTGAAGGGGAGGTTATTTCAGACGATGTTTAAACATTTTACTAGAGATGAATTTGCTTGTTCTCATACAGGTAATAATAAAATAGAAAATAAATTTATAGAAATGCTTGACATTCTTAGGGAAAACTGTGGTTTTCCTTTTGTAATCACAAGCGGCTATAGAGATCCTTCCCATCCTGATGAAGTTTCTAAAGAACAGCCGGGGACGCACAGTAGAGGAATAGCTGCTGACATTTACGTTAGTGACGGTGCACAACGAAGATCAATTATAGAAAATGCCATAGACATAGGTTTTGGAGGTATTGGAGTAGCCAAGGGCTTTGTCCATGTAGACATTAGGGATACTACACCTGTTATCTGGACTTATTAGTGGACATTACAAAAATTGAAATCAACAAACAAGCTAAAAAAATTAAAGCCCAAGGAAGAACACTTAACGCCCAAGAACGACAAATCAAAGAACAGCTACAAAGAATATTTGGCAAAACTAACTGATTTGAATTGGGACGGTAATGACTGAATTAAACATAGAGTTACTACCTTGGCAACAGGAAGTCTGGAACGACGAAACAAGGTTCAAGATTGTTGCTGCGGGTAGAAGAACTGGTAAATCTAGATTAGCAGCTTGGATGTTAATCCTGAGAGCTTTACAGACTGAGAAGGGGCATGTATTTTACGTAGCACCTACTCAGGGACAGGCCAGAGACATTATGTGGCAAACATTGTTGGAGTTAGGTAATCCAGTAATAGTTAGTAGTCACATTAACAACTTACAACTAAAACTAGTCAATGGGGCTACAATATCCTTAAAAGGGGCTGACAGGCCTGAAACCATGCGTGGTGTTAGTCTTAGGTTCTTAGTCTTGGACGAATACGCAGACATGAAGCCTGAGGTATTCGAGCAGATCCTAAGGCCAGCTTTAGCGGACCAGAAGGGTGATGCGTTATTTATAGGGACACCTATGGGACGTAATCACTTTTATGACCTATATCAATACGGAGAATTGGGGGACGATCCAACCTACAAAACTTGGCACTTTACTTCCTACTCTAATCCACTACTGGACTCAGAGGAAATAGACGTAGCCAAAAAAAGCATGTCAAGCTACGCTTTCCGTCAGGAATTTATGGCTTCCTTTGAGGCCAGAGGTAGTGAGATGTTTAAAGAAGATTGGATTAAATTTGGAGAACCGGACGACGACGAGGAGGTAGGAGATTACTACGTTAGCATTGACTTGGCAGGTTTTGAGGAAGTTAACAAGAAAAGAACGAAAAATTCCAACCTTGACGAGACTGCAATCGCTATTGTCAAAGTTAACCCTAACGGTTGGTTCGTTGAGAACATAATACACGGTAGATGGGAATTGTCGGAAACGGCAAGAAAGATATTTGAAGTAGTTAGGGACTATGAGCCTATCAGAGTAGGGATAGAAAAAGGCATAGCTAGACAGGCAGTTATGTCCCCTTTGACTGACTTAATGAAAAGAAATCAAAGATTCTTTACTGTGGAGGAATTAACCCACGGTAACAAAAAGAAGACTGACAGGGTAATGTGGGCGTTACAAGGTAGATTTGAAAACGGTTACATTACTTTAAACAAAGGTGAATGGAACAGTAGATTCTTGGATCAGTTATTCCAGTTTCCTGACCCTTTGACTCACGACGACTTAGTGGACGCATTGGCCTACACAGATCAGTTAGCTAAAGTTGCGTACCACTACGACTTTGAGATAGAGGACGAAGAAATACTGGACATAGTAGCAGGATATTAATATGGAATACATGGACGAAGAAAAAACCTTAATGAGCGAACAATCCGTAGAAGATTGGGTTATGGCTAAGTGTGAGACTTGGAGAGATCACTACGAAGCTAACTACGCTCAGAAGTTTGACGAATACTACAGACTCTGGAGAGGTATCTGGAACGCTGGAGACATGGAGCGTAAAAGCGAACGATCTAGAATTATTAGTCCTGCGCTACAACAGGCAGTGGAGTCCAGTGTAGCTGAGATTGAAGAAGCTACTTTTGGCAGAGGCAGATTCTTTGACGTTACGGACGACATAGGTGACAGAGAAAGACAGGACATTTCCTTTCTTAGAAACAAACTACATGAAGACTTTGACAAAGCACAGATTAGAAAAGCAGTAGGTGAGTGCCTGATTAACTCAGCAGTTTACGGTACAGGAGTTGCTGAAGTAGTTTTAGAGGAAGTCAAAGAAATGGCTCCTGCTACACAACCAGTAATGGGTGGAGACTTACAGGCTGTGGGTGTTAACATTAAAGACAGGACTATGGTTAAACTACGTCCAGTTATGCCACAGAACTTTCTAATAGACCCCATAGCAACTAGCATAGACGACGCTTTGGGCGTAGCTGTGGATGAGTTTGTATCAAAGCATCTTGTGGAACAACTACAGGAGGAAGGAGTATACAGACAGGTTTACGTAGGTCAAGCAGCCTCAGACTTTGAAATAGAACCAGACCAAGACATAACAAGCTACGACGACGACAAAGTTAGGTTAACTAAGTACTACGGCCTAGTTCCTAGAGTTCTTTTGGAAGCAGCAAATAATCCTCCAGAGGAAGAAGACGTAGACTCAGACTTAACTGTAGCCATAGAAGAAAACAAAGACACAGAAGACCAAAGCTATTACGTGGAAGCACTGGTAGTTATAGCTAACAACGGAATACTATTAAAAGCGGAAGAAAACCCATACATGATGGGAGACAGGCCCATAGTAGCATTTCCTTGGGACGTAGTACCGTCAAGATTCTGGGGCAGAGGAGTTTGTGAAAAAGGCTACAACAGCCAGAAAGCTCTTGACACAGAGCTTAGAGCAAGGATTGACGCTCTTAGCCTAACTGTACACCCCATGATGGCTATGGACGCTACACGGCTTCCCAGAGGCTCCAGACCGGAAGTTAGGCCCGGAAAGATTATATTAACCAATGGAGATCCTAAGTCAGTACTACAGCCCTTTAACTTTGGTCAGGTTAGTCAAATTACTTTTGCACAGGCTGAAGCTTTACAACGAATGGTACAAACTTCCACAGGAGCCATAGACTCCGCTGGTGTACAAGGATCAATTAATGGTGACGCTACTGCCGCAGGGATTAGTATGTCCTTGGGTGCAATAATTAAACGTCACAAGCGTACTTTGATTAACTTCCAGCAGTCTTTCCTAATACCTTTTGTAAAGAAAGCTGCTTGTCGTTACATGCAGTTTGACCCTGAAAACTATCCTGTAGCGGACTACAAGTTTAACGCTACGTCCTCTTTGGGTATTATTGCCAGAGAGTACGAAGTAACACAGCTAGTCCAGTTGCTACAAACTATGTCACAGGATTCACCTTTGTATCCTACGCTCATACAGTCAATTATTGACAACATGAACTTGGCTAATCGTGAGGAACTACAAGCTAAACTACAACAAGCCATGCAGGAAGGACAACCTTCTCCGGAAGAACAACAAATGCAAATGGCTGTACAACAAGCTCAGTTAGCTTTCCAAGAATCACAAACAGCAGCCCTACAAGGACAAGCTGCGGAATCTCAGGCCAGAGCAAGTAAAGCTATGATGGAAACACAGCTAGCTCCTCAGGAACTTGAAATTGATAAGATTAAAGCCATAACCACTAACATTAAGGAAGGTGACGGCGACGACAGAGAGTTTGAAAGAAGAATGAGAATAGCTCAGTCTTTGCTCAAAGAAAAAGAATTGGAACTTAAATTTCAACAACAACCATCTACAGCACAACAAGGAGTAGGCAATGGTAGTCAGCAAGCAGGAACTAATAGACCTAGTGGAACAGATCAACAGCAAGTTCGACCAAATCTTCAAGAGGTTGGAGGACTTGGAGGAGTTCAATAAAAACTGTTCCTGTGGTAAAGTAAAAAGTACAGGTAGGAAAAAAGCAAATGCTTAAAAAACGAAAGAAAGAAAACCCCATTAGAAAAACAACAGGTCCGGGCGGTAACTACAGAAAAACTGAAGCTGGTGCAGGAATGACTGCAAAAGGAGTTAGAGCGCACAGAGCAGCCAACCCCGGATCTAAGTTAAAAACTGCCGTAACTGGTAAAGTTAAAAGAGGCAGTAAAGCAGCTAAAAGACGTAAATCTTTTTGTGCTAGGTCTAGAGGGTGGACAGGAGAACGTGGTAAAGCAGCTAGAAGAAGATGGAGATGTTAAATGGCTAGAAGAGGTTTGTATTCTAATATTCATGCTAAACGAAAAAGAATTAAAGCGGGTTCAGGGGAAACCATGAGAAAACCCGGCTCTAAAGGTGCGCCTACTTCTAAGGCGTTTAAACAATCAGCTAAAACAGCTAAAAAAAGGAAGTAATTATGCCTACAGTTAACGGTAAAAAATATCCATACACAGTTGCAGGTAAAGCAGCAGCTAAAAAAGCAAAGCGTTCTCAGAATAAAAATTCTGGTATGCGTAAAAAAAGTCCCAGAGGACGTTAAAATTAAATGATTTTTGAGTCCATTGCAGCAGTTACAGCCGCTCTTAGTGCTGTTAATGGGCTTATTAATCAAGTCAAGGAGTCCGGTGGACAAATAAATTCCGTTTTGAATCGTATGCAAGCTATAAACAGCGGTATGCAACGGTTGGAAATAGAAAAGCGTGAGTCATTAGTACAGCCTTTAACGCCACAGGAAGCTTTAAAGCTGTCAATGGCTAAACAGCAAGTTAATCGTTTTCACGAAGAACTCCGAAACATGGCAGTTTTATCCAGAGATCATCAAAAATTTGTGGATGAATACTTTAAAATTATAGAGGAATCACGTAAACAACATGAAGCTAGTGTAAAAGCTATAATTGAAAAGAAAAAAGCTAGAAAACAGCTTCTTCACGATCTGTTTGTGTGGACAAGCGTTTCTGGAATAGGTTTAATTTTAGCTTTTATAATAATAGCTTTAGTTATTGCTATGTTTAAATAACAATTTAATAAAACACGTTCATCCTTAACAGGACGGAAGTAGGCATAATGCCGAAGGAACGCATTGATGAAGTTTATCAATCTAACCGGAGGTATATTATGGCTCAGTACTACAGAGGCTTTAAAACTAACAACAATTCTACACAATTTTTAGGTATGAAATCTGGAATTTATCGTGGAGTAAAGTGGGATGAAACAACAACATCAAAAAATAAAGACACTAAAAGAACTAAAAATACTAGTACAACAACAAAAAAACAAAAAACATAACCAATAACTTGACATTTAACACAAAATGTGATATAATAACAAGGTATTCTTAACATTAAGGCAAAATACCAACATGAACAAAGATTTAGAAGTATATTTTGATAATTATTTTGAAATGTTCCGAAGCGAAGGCTGGAAACAACTTTTAAAGGACTTTCAACAAAATGTTGTTAATATTAACTCAGTTGAACAGACTACGGACGCTGATAACCTTCATTTTAGGAAGGGCCAGCTAGCTATATTAGCTACCATAGTCAATCTAGAAAATCAAATGGACAATGCACACAAAAACGCATTGGAAGAAGAGGAAAAATCCTCAGAGGAAGAGGAAACCTTAGCAGAAGAAACAAATGAATAAATTTGTTTTGTATGACTTCAGATGCAAAAAAGGGCATGTCTTTGAAGAGCTAGTAACAAGGTCCACCCAAACTACTAGGTGCAGTTGTGGGTTGGAAGCAGAGCGAATAATCTCTCCCATACGGAGCCAGTTAGAAGGCATAAGTGGGGACTTTCCTGACGCAGCAGACCGTTGGGTTAAGAATAGAGAATCGCACATCAAATATGAACGTAAAATGAGTTCATAGCCCTCCACAATACTATAAAGTACGGAGTTTAATAATGGCTAAAATTATAGATCAAGAGCGTCAAGAAACAGTTGAAGAAACTACTCAAGAACCTGTACAGGAAGAGTTTGACTTGGATCAGGCAGTTGTTAGTGAGGAACCACAACAACCACAACCTGACGAAGTTGAAGAACTTCCTGAAAAGTACAAAAATAAATCTGCACAGGAACTTGTTCAAATGCACCAAGAAGCTGAAAAGCTTTTGGGCAGACAAAGTTCTGAAGTGGGTGAATTACGAAAGGTAGTTGACGACTACATCCAGACACAACTCACAAAGGAAACAGCACCGACTCAAACAGTCGAAGAGGATGTAGATTTTTTTACTGACCCTGAAAAGGCAGTACAAAAAGCAATAGAGAATCATCCTAAAATTAAAGAAGCTGAAAACATTAATCAGGAATACAGGAAGACAACGGCTTTAAATCAATTAAAGACTCGTCATCCGGACATGGAGCAAATACTCCAAGATCCAAAGTTTGCTGAATGGATTAAAGCTTCCAATATTAGGACTCAGTTGTTTGTCTCAGCGGACAAAGAGTATAACCATGAAGCTGCTGATGAGCTTTTTACTTTGTACAAAGAACGTCAGGAAGCGGTTACTCAGACTGCTGTGGCAGAGAAGCAGGACAGAAAACAGGCAATTAAGAGTGCTAGTACAGGCTCTGCCAGAGGTTCTTCCGAAGCTTCCCCAAAGAAAATTTACAGACGACAAGACATTATTAGACTTATGAAAAACGACCCTGATCGTTATGCGTCTTTGTCGCAGGAGATATTAAAGGCGTATGAAGAAAAGAGGGTCAGATAATAGTACTTAGGAGGTACTAACAATGACTGATTCAACATATCCTGCTACTGGTGGTTTTGTAGACAACACCAGCGCAGCAACCTTTATACCAGAAATATGGAGTGATGAAATTATCGCTGCATATCAGAAGAACCTAGTTCTTGCTCCTCTGGTTAAAAAAATGTCTATGTCAGGTAAGAAAGGCGACACAATCCATGTGCCTAAGCCTGTCCGTGGTGACGCTCACGCGAAAGCAGAGAACACCGCAGTAACCGTTCAAAATGCAACTGAATCTGAAGTTCAGGTTTCAATAGACAAGCATTATGAATACTCACGTCTTATTGAAGACATTACTGACGTACAGGCTTTGTCCTCCCTACGTCAATTCTACACGGAAGACGCTGGTTACGCCCTAGCAAAGCAAGTAGACTCTGATCTACATGGTTTGGCTACTGGCCTTGGTACTTCCGGTACTACAAGTACTACGTATCTAAACAATGCTGGTACTTTCTTTAACGATGCCTCAAACGGTCTTTCAACTTACACAGCGGACACTGTTGTTTCTGCGGACGTATTTGAAGACGACGCTTT